CCACTACTGAGTACGTGCGCGTCAATGTTACTTTCGGTATTACCAACGAATCCACGCTTACCAGCAGCGTTGACAACGCCCGTGGCGCGATTGTTATCCGCATTTTCACGGAAAAAGGACGCGGCCCAGCCCGCAACCAAACGCTGATCACCACTGCAGTCAACGCACTGGAAACACTCAACAACACCGCCAAAACAACCAGCGGCGTATTTTTCCGCGTCGGCGAAATTAACGGCCCAACATTTTCAGCAACAGAGGATGCGCCCCACTTTATGGGGCGGATAGACACCTCCTACGTTGCAACTGTGTTGTCGTAGGTAATGCTTAGTTACAGGCGCTAACCTGTATTAAGCCGGGCAGTGCCCGCCCAACAACGTTCACTTGGTACGCCCTATGGCCACCACCGTTCTGTCCGGCACGTCCGGCGCCCTCTACTACAAACCCGCCGGCACGCTCGGCACTTTTGGCGAGTCCAATGTGACTATCGCCACCGACACCATCACCGTTGCGCCTTACCTGAACTTCAAGGTCGGCGACCCCGTCAAGTTCAGCGTGGTGAACAGCCAGACCGGCGGATCCGGCACCGGCACTCTCCCCGCAGGTCTCAGCGCAGGCACCACTTACTACGTCATTTCCTACGCCGCTGCCACTGGTGCGCTGCAGGTTTCGGCAACTGCAGGCGGTGCGGCTGTGGACATTACCGACGACGGGACGGCTGCCGCCCCCAACGAATTCCAAGTTGCATATGCCGATTACGCCGTAGTCGGCCAAGTCCGCGACTGGAGCTTTGAGATCAGCCGCGCTGAGATCGACGTCACCACCATCGGTCAAACCCCCGGCCAGTACGTGCCCTTCCGCAGCTACATCAGCGGCTTCGGCGATGGCACCGGCACCGCAACGGTCTACATGACCAACGAGGACGCCGCCCTGTCCAACCGCATGATCGAGGACGTGCTCCAGCGCCAGCAAACTGGTGCAGCCTTCAAGCTCTACACCGACCGCGTGTTCAGCGGTGGCACCCTGAGCGAGAGCCTGAGCCGTTTCATCGCTTTCGATGCCGTGTTGACCTCGGCCAGCCTGAACATCAACCCCGACGACGCCCAATCGGTGACTGTCAACTTCCGTCCAGCTGGTACCCCGACCTTCGACTTCAGCACTTCCGCCTGATAGTCTGCTGTCGCAGCCAGTTCAGCAGCCCCGGCCCAAGCCGGGGTTTTTTGTTTCTACTCCGCTACACTAAACCCATACCCCAAGCACTGGTATGCCCGTTCCTGTACGCGCAATCGACCGTCTCCGCAAGGCCGCCAACCTGGAGCCCGTCAAGAAAGTAGTAGAGCTTTCCGATGGCACCAAATTTGAAATGTGGGTGGCACCGCTGACAATGGCTGAGCGCGAACGCGCCCAAAAACAGGCCAAGTCCGACGATGCCAACGCCTTTGCGCTTCAACTGCTGATCGCTAAGGCCCTCGACGAATCCGGCGCCAAGCTGTTCAGCGTCGGCGAGGTGGACGTCCTGAAAAACGAAGTCAAGGACAAGGACTTGCAAGCGCTGATGCTGGCAATCCTGACCGACGACGCCGAGCCCATCGACCCAAAATCCTGAGCGCCGAACTCCGCAAGGACAGCTGGCTCATGCTCCAGTTTGGCGTCGCCAAGGAACTGGGCCTAACCCTTACCGAAGTTCGGACAACCATGACCGCCGAGGAGTTACTCGGCTGGAGCGCCTACTTCCAGATCCTGAACGAAGACCAACAAAAGGAAATCGAAAAGGCCAAACGCCGCCGCTAGCCCGGCGGCTTTTTTGTTGCGTAGACTGGTTTTACGCTAAGGCAATGGTGCGGTGGTTGATTACGACGCCAAAATCAGAGTAAGTGCCGACACCAAGCAGGCTGAATCGGAACTATCAAAACTTCAGAAACGCATCAGCCAGCTTGGTGATGCGGCTTTTAAGTTAGACGCACGCAATTTCCAGAAGAGTGTACGTGATATAGGCACTGCGGTCCAAGGCATTGGTCAGCGAGGAGCCTTAGGCGCACTAACTCTTGCTGCAGGTAAAGCCACAACAGCTTTAGGGGGCCTTGGAGCAAAATTCGGAATTCTTGGTGCTGCAGCAGCTAGCGCTGGTGCCACTGTAAATAGCGCATTAGGAGGTGTACCAAGTGTAATTACAGATATTCTTAACCATATTGGGCAGGTACCAAACGCATTTGGTATTGCGGCAGTGGCCGCAATGGCATTTGCACCGCAAATACTTAAAGCATCTAGCGCGGCTACAGGACTTGCAGCTGCAGTAGATAAGGCTATAGGCACTCAAACTACTCAGAAAATCGCACAAGCTATAGACAGTATCGGCCAACTAAATACTGAATTAAACGCTACTGCTGCTGCGTTCCAGGATCTTATTTCTGGTAGCACACTTAACCAGTTAAACAACCAGCTGAAAGACGCCGTAAAACAAAGCGGTGAGTTTCACTCGTCAACCGCAGAAGCTGTAGTAGCCGCAGAACAACTTGTAGCTACACAAAAAGAACAACGTAAAGAACAAAAAGCAATAAATGATTTGATTCGTCGAGCGCAAGGCTTACAACCACAAGATGTACGTGATGCCGAACTTAACAGGCGTGTAGCTCTTCTAAAATCTCGTGAAATTCAACAACAAAAAGATTTAAAGCTACAAAATCAAATAAACGCAGAACTAGCCGAATACGAGCGCCTTGCTGCTCAAGTAGCGACACAAACAAAATTATGGGCATCAAACCTAGAGCGTATTGCACGCTCCAGTAAAGCCGGTGTATTCGGCACGCAGTCGCAACTGCGCACAAGAGTCCAGGAGTTCCAAGAAAACCGCCGCAGCGCCGAAATAGCCCGCCAACGCAGCGCTGAGCTTATGGCGCGTGAGCGTGCGATGGCCGGCGGCCAGTACTCACTGGCGCAAGTACCAGCTCGTGGCGAGTTATTCCCCGGAGGCCGCACCGAAACGGCGTCTGATCAATACCGCTCAATGCTTAATGAACAAGCGCGTATCCGAGCTGCCGCTGCAGACGCTTTAGCGAGATCAGAACGTACTGTCATCGGATTACAAGCTCAAACGCTAAAAACTGAACAACAAATAACAATCGCTAAGCGCCAGCAACAATCTGTAGACGAACGCAGCGTCCAGATTTTGCGTGACCGCAATAAACTTTTGATGGAGCAGTACCGCGCACAACAACGCGTTGCATCTGGAACGTTAGACCCGGCTTCGTTGCGTGCCGATAGACAGCGGCGCGTAGAGCAAGGTAGAGCTGCTCAAGCACGTCGCCGCGAGATGACCGAAAACGTCATCATTGGTGGCGCCTTCCCAATGCTGTTTGGCGGCGGCCTCGGAACTGTAACCGGCGGCGCATTGGGAGGTTTGATTCCAGGCAACCCAATGCTATCTGTGGCCACCAGTGCCGTTGGCGCACTGGTGGATCAATTCGTCGCTTCTGTGACGGAAGCAGGAAGTGCAATGCGTGATCCAATCACAAATTTCCAAAAACTTGCGGATGCAGGTTTAATCGCCAGCCGCAGCCAAAAACAGTACATCGAACGTTTAATTGAAGCCGGTCGCGTGACAGAAGCCGCTGCAGCTATTCAAGCTGAGCTAGTAGAGAAAATAGGCGCACAAGGCGTCAAAGACCTCCAAAATGCTGGAGCTGCAAGTGACTCATTTAATAAAAAGTTGGCTGAACTAAATCTGCAGATGCAGGCGGCTGTAGCCGGACCACTTACCGATCTACTTACCTGGCTCAATACATTTCTCGCCAGTGTCACCGCATACAATAGACAGCAAGCAGCGCAAACTGATTTTCTTACGTCCTTACGGCAAACAAATCCACAGGCATATCAGCAATACTTTAAGGAATCAATGCAGTTACGTGCAGCTGGCAACGGCGTGGTTGATCCTCAAGCACTGCAACGTCTTCAGCAGCAATACACCCAGCGGTATAATTTGCAACCAGGGGCGGTAAGCTCTTCTATCGACAAAACGCCTGAACTTCAGGCGCAAGCACAAACAAAAGAACTAGCAGCGCAAGTACAACTAGAAGGTCAAAAACTTACTCTAGCTGGAATGTCCTTAGAAAAGGACGGGCAGAGTTACGTTGCTGTAGCAAAAAGAGTAGCACAACAGGAATATGAAAATAAACTATTAGAGATTAAAAATTACTGGATAGGCAAAGCGTTTGACATAACAAAAAATCAGTTAATGATCCAACAAGCCAACTTAAAGTATGCGGCTGATGTACGCAACATAGAGCAACAAGCTGCGCGAGCTGCAGAACAAGCTACTCAGGATAGAATTAGAGCCTACCAACTTATGCTGCAGCTACAAAATCAGCTGGCACAAACAGTTTTAGAGGAATATGCAATTTTTGAAAGAGGTGTGGATTTATACAAAGGACCTATTGAGGGATATGAACAAAGTCTCACTTTGTTGACAAAACGCCAAGGGATTCAAGAAGGAATTATACGTAACGAATACGCTTCTGCACAAGCTTCAGAAGACTATGCTGCTAATCAAGTAACTATTGACGCTATTTATGACAATAGACTAAAAAATTTAAAGTTAGAGTATCAGTACTTAGAAGCTAACCTGAGCGTACAGCGAGAACGCGCCAAACTAGAGCAAGACTTAGAAACACAGCAACTA